CAGGAAAGTTGTAAGTTGCTCCTAAACTCCACACTAACGCCCCTCCGTAGAGTGTGTGGAGTGCCCAAGGCAGGAGACTATCATCTTGTTGGCCATGAGTTGATTACGTCTCATATTGTTAACAAGGCCAGAGCTTGTACGACTCCGATGTAACATGCAATATATTAGAAATTTTTATTTTCCCTCCAGTAGTAGTTGGTGGCCACCCACTACTATTGTGGTTATTGTTATTTAGTTTTGAATATGGAATTAGATCTCGTGATATGATAGATTTACAATAGAGTGTGGAACTCAATCTCCATCTCTACAACCAACCATCCAATGATGGTTCCGGCAGCTGCTCCACTTGCAGCCACTGACACACACCCTGCTGTGGTGTCGACTAGTGTGGGCCCAGTTGTGGACGATACAATAGCGTTGTACCACTTTCGAGCACCCTGCGTCCAATAAACCTTTGGTGGTGCTAGTGTGGGACATAACGCCGCAGAAGCTATGGCACAGTAGTCATCATTTAGAATGGCCACTGCGCTACTATCAGCTGCGTGCGTGTTGGAAACGTTAAAGATGACACTGTGAGCTGACGCTGTTCCCCCGGCAATCTTCACTGACACCCTCGCGTCATTTACACGAAAGAATGCGAAAGGGGTGAGTACGGCCCGAGCCTGAGCACACCAAGTGTTGAAGTTGTCAAACGAGAAGTAATACTGTCCTTCACCAAGATACAACTCAACGGCAGCACGCACTAGTACTTTACCTGGATTTTGTGGTCCAAAAGATATCTGGTGAATGCTACGTTCGAGATTGCCCTGGAACAAAGTGTAGTCCTTCTTGTTCTTTCGCTGGCGTTTAACCATCTGTTTGTTTGATTGTTCGTTTTTGTTCTGTTTATTATTACGAGCCATGTTTATTTTGTTTTCTGTTTTGGTATTCGGTATGTATTATATATGTTGTCGAGGAATACCCAAGCCTTTACGGCAACGTGGTAACCAACAATGGGGTGTCGTTGTGTGTATCATCTGATATCTGGTTTGGCATGAGTTCGAACTGTGACATGTGTTGTTCCAACGCAACTTGCTCATCTGGGGTTATCCCCCACGCCTCAAATACCTGCACTCTGGTCCATGGATCTGGAGTCTGGTAGTAGCTGGCCATACCTTTCGACATAAGCTTCATACCTGTGGCAAACGTAGGATCATCCATCATTTTGCTTGCTCGCATGCATCCTATGCGTTGGTATGCAGTGTAAAAGTCCTGCAAAACAGGAATTCCACCATATAACCACAACCCACCAGTCCCAACTGCTGTGCACCATTTCTCTCGATGTACTGCATCACTGAGCCTATGTACCGTCATGGTGTCTTTCCGTAGAGTAGAGGGAATGTTTCTTACCATGCGACAAATTTCACCCAGGTCAATAGGATGCATTTGGCAGAACTCAATAAGATGCAATTCATAAACGGGCTCTTCCGCTACCATTCTGAATCCCATCTCAAGAAACCAATCATCCAGACCAAGGTTGAACTTGTCCATGTCCTCACTCTCCATGATAACTACACAATCATCACCATTGTTTAGCAATTTGACTTGCACACCACGGGAGCTAGCATACGCGTGCACCATAGCGCACATTAATATACAATTCCCCAACCCGGTATTCATGTCACCACTGAACCGCTTGCCGGTAACTGAGTACTTGAGACTACCATCTCCACAATACCCCGCTCCTCTATTGTTCATTTGCCATCTCAACAACTTAGCTAGCTTCCTATCTCCCGGAAACAGGTCTTTGTATATTGAGTGCTCCCAAGCTAGAGCGGCAGGTGACACATGCATGTCAAATTTTGTGGCATCTAATCCGATAGCCACGGGTCTGTTAAAACTACGCCACTTCCCACGGGCAATTGCTCCTATCTCATCCACATTAAACCCTTTCATGACGGTGGGACCGTCACCATACACTTTGCGAATGGCATTGTATATCTTATGCTCAACAGCTTTGATGTATCTACCTAACGATAGGTTGTACACTGGGGAGCGGGGTTGTATGCACCTAGGTGCTTTGGATGGGTTCACTAATTCCATTTTAACAAATGCAATTGACCTAGCGTCGTTTCTCGACAATCCTATCTGGGTTAGTTTCTTCAATGCCTCTGCATAGATGGTGTGTCGCCGACCAGTGTACGTCTCGACCACTTGGTCAAGGGAAAACTTGGTGGGGTTCCTCACTTCTCCAATTAAAGATTTCTTGAATGTGGCTAACCGCTCAGTGAATAAACCTATATCCACTGGTGGAGGAGATACAAAGTCTTCACCGACCTTGCAGTAATACATGCGTGTTAATAACGCACACTCCAATGTACAAATATCTGAGTTGTTTACCCCCAGGTTGAGATTACCAGACAATTCCGAAATGGAAAATAATCTACGGGGTTTGACTGACTCCTTAGCGTGATGGTTGACGTGCAGCCTTGGTTCACTCAACTCAGTTGAGTGACTAATACCGTCAACCACGCCAAGGCCTCCTCACACATTCCCGTGGACGCGCGAGGCTCCACGGTTTTTGAACGGGTGAAAAAGGTCATACCAAGCGTTCGTTGGTCCAGCATTGTTGATCTCAGTTCTGAGGCCCTCAACACTAACACTGGCTAGAATTTTCGCGGATCTAAGATCGGCATCATCTGGTACGAACACCCCGGCAATGATCACCTCAACCACCACACGCATGTGTGACGGCCGAACTCCATGCTGGTTACAAATGTTATTTGCCATGCGACGCACAGCTAATTTGTTTGCTTCAGTGGGGTTTGGGCAACCTAGACGGTTCTTGATATCACTAACAACAGATGCTACATAATCACCACGATGTTGGTGCGGCAGCCGTCTGTGTCGTTTTACCTCTACCACATCTTGGCAGATGCGGTACACACTTGATGGGCCTTCTGGTACCACAGGGATACCATAGCTGGCTTCATCGTCACTACTTGAAATTGGCGAAGTTTCAAGCGGGAATTTCTGGAATTCTGCAATATTTTGCTCGTCCAGCTTCGGGGTGGTAAGGACCATATTGTCCACCACTGAGGCCTTTTCCTCATTCATGATCACCACACTGTCGTCCCACAACTCCTCAACATTATCACCATTATTCGTGATAACCAGGGCTGTAGGTTGATGTGTAATGTGTCGCTCCTCTGGGTCATGGTTGTAATCAATGTATTGCTCAGCCATGGTGTCAGGGTTTGCACGAACCATGCAAACATCATCAACCACACTGGCATCATCAACACGACCACAACAAATCCATCTCTCAATAAAGTCTCCGAGGTTCATGCTTCTCAATGTTTAACTAATATCGGTAATACTAGTAAG